ATAACGCAGCAAACGCCGCAACTGGGGTGCACTTCAACACGGTTGCCAGCCAAAAAACGCTCGCAACGTCAGTCACTGGAACAGCCCACGCAACACGCTCTGATCATGCTGAGGTGACCTGATGGCAGTGATTACTGAACCAGCCTACCTAGACGAGCAGACTGGTATGCTCACCGAGATTGTCCGAGACGCAGAGACTGGCAAGATTGTTGGCAAGAATGAGCGTATGCCTGAGGAGGCCCAAGAATGACTGACCTAACAATCCTTGATGCCATTGCTGATCAACTCGCCTCAGTCAATCCTCCATCCGGCTATACGCTGCGAAAGGTCTATGCCACTCCGCCAGAAGGCCTACCAACGACCCCAGCCATCGTGCTCTTCCCTGGCGGCGATCAGATCACCGTTGGCAACGGCAATCGAACGACGCTGCTGACAGTCAACTGCGTGCTGTACATCCTGCCGATTCCGCGCATGGATGAGAAGTACCGTGACCTTTACACTTGGCGTGCTTGGCTGCGAACAGCCTTTGACGAAGCTGTGACGATTAGTGGAAACGCCGTACAGGTCGCTGTGACTGGCACTACACTCGGCACAGATACATATGCCGATCAGGACTACCTGACGGTTCAGGCAACTGCGGAAGTCACGGTCTATGACACCGTGGCGTTCACCGCGTAGAGCAAGGAGTAAACGATGGCAACCTACGGCGCAAAGGCTCTGACGCGAATCGCTGTTGCGTCGCAGTCTGCATTCGGAACCGCAGCTACATTTGGCACAGCGCTTGGTGAAGTGCTCTACAACGATACCGTTGGATCGCTTGACTTGGGCGTGACGATTGATCTCGGTGAGAATACAACTGTTGGCAGGCGGACCGCGATTCAGTCTAGTCAGCCAACCATTACTGGCAAGGCTCCAATCCTGACCATCGCTGAGTCGCCTACTTCCCTTCGCACGCTGCCAATCCTGTTTCAGTCAATCGGCGCCACGACCTCAAGCACCGCGCTTCCATATACCTGGACATGGTCGCCGAATCAGAGCGATGTCGATACGCTCGACTTCCTCTCGTTCCTTGTGACCGATGGTGTCCAGCAGTACACCATCAGGGATGCAGTACCTACTGAGATTACATTGTCATGCGATGCCAATGGCCTCCTGCAGGCTGGTGCAACGCTTGCCGCAACGGTTGTGACGAGCACGTCAGCGACGTTCCCAAATACGATTGCGACAAATCAGTTGATGCCTGGTCGCTTGATGCGATTGAGCACGGCCTCATCCTTCCCATCGAAGGCTGGTACGTCGCCAACGGCAACTGACTTTGCGTCAATCTACAACTTCAGCCTGTCGATTCAGACCGGCGCTGGCATGATCACGGCGCTCGATGGCAGCCTTACGGCAGCCACGGCCGCACTGACTGGCGTGCTTGATGCAACGCTGACCTTCACGGCAGCAAGCAACTCAGCCGCCACGACCAGCTTTGGTATTACCAGCATCGGTACGCAGAAGTTCCTGCGCCTGTACGGTGCTCTTGGCGGATCGCCGAACTACGGCGTCTGGATTCTCGGTTCGTGGATTGTTGAGAATGTCGTACCGCTTTCCGCGGACACGGATGGCGTTGTGGTCAATGAAGTTACCTGCCGTCTCGCAATGGATAGCACGGTAGCGGCTGGCGCTGGTAAGTCGATTGAAGTCATCATCGACTCGCCACTCACAGCAATCCCATAAAGAGCAGCGCCTAGTGCGCTAGTAGGAGGGTCAATATGGACACGGTAAAGATTGAACTAGACGGCGTGTTTGCCGGTTGGAACATCGAGCTGCGACGCAATGTAAGCGCTCGCATCTTGATCGATCTACAGGGCGACACGTCCGTCCAGTTCGCAGCCTTCGCTAAGTTGGTTGTGAGTCATAACTTCAAGGACATTGAAGGCAACGCAGCTGATGACATCCTTGACGCTCCAGTCGCTGCCATAACGGCATCAATGGAGAGGTGGGCAGCAGCAATCTCAGCACTCCCAAACGCGTAAGGCTGGAAGCCAAGCGGCTGTCAATCGGACAGTCGGTGGTGGTAACCAGCCCAGAGATCATCGCGCACACACTCGGCACCGCCTACGGCGTACCACCTTGGGAGATACTGAAGACCGCAACGGCTGAAGACCTCATGACTTATTGGGGTCTGTATTGCGAGATTCAACCAAGGAGTAAGTGAGTGGCTAAGGGAACGGTAGAAATCCAGCTGCAAGGGAATGTCCGAGCAGAGGCTGAGGCTCTGCAGAAAGTCTTTCTCAACTCACTCGGTTGGCGCGGTGTTCGCAAACTAGAGCAGTTCGCTACAGTCAACGCTGCTCGTGCGCTGGCAAAGCCGGTACGCGATAAGGCTCCAAAGGATCTCGGTGGTCTTGCTAAGAGCGTTCGTGGCCGCCGCTCGCGCATCACGCGACCAGGCGCCATCGTCGGACCAGTCGCAGGAAAAAAGCACGCATGGTACGCATGGTTTGCGGTCAAGGGTACGAAACCGCACACCATCCCCAAGGTCACTGCCAAGAATCTCTTCTCCGACCGCAAGTTCATTGAGCATCCAGGAACTCGTGGCAACAACTTCGTCATTGAGGCAGTAGAGGCTAATATCCAACTAGCCAAGGATGCGATGGCGAAGACCATCGTCCTGCTGATTAACGATGAGGCGATGCGTAATAAGGTGCTCGGTCTTGAGATTGAGTACGCCAACGGCACTGCAACAAAGTTCCAGAGTGAGCAGGCGCTCCGACAGTGGAACAAGCCTGACTTCATTGGTCCGCTCACATCGCTTCAGGCTGAAGGTAAGCGCCGTAACCAGGCGAGCGACAAGGTCAAGGCAATCGCAGCCGATAAACGGCTTGCCAAGTTCAAGCAAGATGTACAGGTATTCGGCATCAAGCCGAATATGTCCAACCTCCGCGCAGGGTAGGAGTAACGAATGCCTAACGTCCAGGTCAACGCAACGATCAGTGCTCGAGATGCTGCGTCCAAAAACATCAGGACCGTCAACAAGGCGCTAGGCACTCTCGGTAAAACTGCTCACAACATCGGTTCAGACTTTAGGAAACTGACGTTCGGCATCGCCGGTATCGCTGCTGGCGTTGGCGCCTTCACCGCTTCTGCCATTAAGGATGCTGCTCTTGACGAGCAGGCTACGGCGCGACTGAACGCAGCGCTCAAGGCGCGCGGCTTTGCAACTGATAAGGTTAGAGCAGCTGTAGACCAGCAAATCGTCGCTGGTCAGAAACTCGCCTTCACTGACGATGAGGTACGTGCTTCGGTAGAAGCAAGCACACGCTTTACTAAGGACTATGCAGTTGCGCAGAAGATGCAGACGATTGCCATGGACTTGGCACGCACTACTGGCATGAGTCTTGGGGATGCGACAATCGCCGTCGGTAAGGCGTATGTCGGTGCAGGTGGAAAACTTCTCAAAGCGCTTGGCATTACAAAAAAGGGAATTCAGGGGCAAGAAGCGCTCAATGCGCTCTTCAAGAAGACAAGGGGCGCAGCTGGTGCTTATGCAAATACTGTCGCTGGATCATTCGATTCGCTATCGATCGGCGCCCAAGAGTTAAAGGAGCAGTTTGGCAAGGCCTTCCTTCCAGCAGTTGGAAGGCTGTTCAAGGGACTGGCTCCATATATCGAGAAGTTCGCTGACCTTATCAAGCGAAATACACCCATGCTGGCGAAATGGGCTGACACTATTGTTCAAGGTATTTTGAACAAGTTGCCAGGATTGTTTGCGACGTTTGAGGCCAAGGTTCCAAAGGCACTTAAATCTATTGAGGGTTTCGTCGATAAGATCGGTAGTATCGGTAAGGGCGCCGACGATTTGCTCGGACCAGGTGGTTCAATCACCCTGCTCGTCACTGGAATCGGCGCAGCATTCGGCGGACTTAAGGGCGCTATTACTGCTAACCTTGTCAAAGATGGCATGGATCCGTTTACCGCTCTTGTCGTAGCAAACATTGCTGCGCAAATTCCAGCATCACTGGCAGCTGCACTAACAAGCGCGATTGTCAACCAGGCTATCGCTGGCTACGCTGCAAAGATGGCAGCTGCAAATGCCGCAACCACTATTGCTGGCGGCGGCGGTGGTGGCATTATCGGAGCCATCAAGACTGCGCTCGGAATCGGCGCGCCTGTTGCGTTGGGCGCTGCTGGTTCAGCCGCTGGAGCCGCAGCGGTTGGCGGCGAGGCAGCGCTCGCTGGTGGAGCAGTGGCTGGCGGTGGTTTACTTGCCACAATTGGAGCTGTTGCTTTACCAGTTACTGCTGCGATAGCTGGGGTCGTTACGCTTATAAATATGACAAATGATTTAAACACTATGGGTGAGGGAACAATTCAACTTATTAAGAAAGCAAAAACCGGACTGGAAAAACCATACGTCCCTCCAACTGGTCAAGATGATGCGTCAAAAGCCATTCGATTATTTTTTGGAGATAAGCCTCGTGGTGAAATTACAAGCAACATTTATATCGGCACAGGCAAAGTCGATACGGTAGTAAGTGATTCACTCGTGCGACTTGGTAGAAATGGCCGTAATCCTTAATGGCTAATCCGTTCACCCTCATCGTTTCTGGCGTAACTGGCGCAGGTACCGGTGGAGATCTCCTCGCCTTTCCTACGCCAAGCGCTACGACCACGCCATACGTAGATCTTGGGAGTCTTTTGATGACTCTATCTGGAGATGGTGGCGGCGGCTCGATGTCCTTTGATGTCATTGAGACCAAGGTACCAAGCGGCAATTTGCCGTGGTGGCGCTCAGGGGCCGTCTACGATAATGCGCGTGTACAGTTTTTTGACAGTCGCTATAGCGCAACTGTGCCACTGTTCCTTGGGTATATCACTGGAATTGAAGCTACGCTTCTAGAGAATGGAGTTGGAACCAGAGCAACGGTCAGCGTTTCGGACGCCGATGGATGGCTAACTAAGACCATCATCCGAAATCCAAAGACGAGTATCAGCGTCAAATCATCTATGGATTCGTTCACACAGGGTGGTGCGTCGACTACAGATCAACAGCATATCAATTCGCTGCTATCAAAGATTCATTCCCAAGTCAATGATTCAACGACTCGACAACTTTTAGATACCTCAGTAATCAGTGGGACTACACGCGCTGTATTCACTGGAACTGCACAAACTATTGGCGCGCAGTCATTCAAGGCAACTACATTGCAGAGCGCGCTGGATCAAATCGCCGAAGCGGCTGGAGGAACGTCTGAAGTCCAATACCGATACTGGGTAGATGGCAGCGGTCGACTCAATTACGGTCCGAAGGTAGCGGCACCAGGACTAGCAAGTGCTCCTGCAGAGATTACTGATGCCCCAGCTTCTATTAGAACTGGATCACTGACAGAGACTACCAGAATCTTTGCTCGTGATATTACTGTCAATTTGGATCATGATTCCATTGTCAAGGGAATCTTCGTACAGGCTGCTGATACGATTGCTCGATACGATAGCAATCAAACCTATCCAACTGCCCCAACAAATGATCCGTACTTTAGAACTTATACTGGCACCTATAGTCGCGATGGTGCCGGCCAGGCCTCACGCAATGGCCCATTGCCACACGAAATCTTTAGCGCGCCAAAGGTAAAAAAGCTCAGCGACCGTGGTGTCGCGATTGGATCGCTTGCGCGCGCAACAATGGTTTCGCGTGGAAAGCCCTTGCGAACGGTTTCATTCACGATAGCCGGCGCAAACACTAGCCAGACATCTAACCCAGATTGGTCCTATGGATATAGTCAAGGATATGCTTTGCCTACCGGTGTATCTCTAGCAGCTCGTACTGGAACCACTGCAACGATTACGACGAATATGGATCACCCATTTAAGATCGGTGATTCAGTTAGGGTAACGTTGTTTTCTGGCCCAACCGGATACACAGATCTCAATGGAAGCTGGACGGTTACGGACGTTCCATCTTCTACGACATTCAAATATACGACTTCTACAAGCGGTACTATTACGAGCGGATTTGCAACTGGAACGATTTATTACTACGTAAAGGCATGGCTACCAGGTCAATATGTTCGAGTACTTAGTAGCTCCCTAAACTTGGACGTAAATACATATCTCTTTATCGCAAGCGTAACGATGCGATTTTCCCAGGGTGGCGGCAGTTATCAAGTGCAATATGATATTGAAGCGGACTTCCGAAGACGGTATTTGCCAAGTCTTAGAGCACTGATTGGAGCAGGGTAGGATGGGAAAGTACGGAACTGACCTAACAGGCTTTGGCGCGTATGAGGGCGGCGTGAACAATGATAAGGGTGCCTCTCTTGTCGCTACAAACAGCGACGGTGAGACATCGCTGCTGTTTGGTCCAGCTGCGCTCCGCGAGATTCAAGCCGGTGTTGCCAATGGCGACTTTGCCATTCCGCCAGATCAAGCTACTGCGACGATTGCAGAAGATAATCCACTGCCATATTGGACGTTCACAGATACCAGCAGCGCTGGAGCGATTACCTGCGCCATAGTCGGTGATACGTCTTCAGGATCTGGTAATGCTTTGCGATTCTCTATCGCTAACAACACAGCATCATCAGTCGCTGCTCAGATCTCTCGTTTCTTTCCAGTCGTAACCTCGCGATCCAGGGCTTTATGGCAGGGGATTGAACTCAATCTATCTAATATCAGCAGCACTGCTAATGCACGCATCACGACGCAACTTGATTGGTACAGCGCTGATCAAACAACGCAAGTGTCAACGTCGATCCTAACAACGCCGACTCTGGCGGCACGCACAGGCACGACGGCCACTATCACAACTGCTGCAGCACATTATGTTCGGACTGGAGATACGGTAACTGTTGCGTTGACAAGTGGACCAACTGGCTATGCAGAGCTTAATGGAACGTATGTCGTTACATCGGTTACAACAAGCGCTCCGTTCACTATCGTCTATACGACCGCTACAAGCGGAACTGTCACGTCAGGTGCAGCAGCAGGAACGATCACTGAAGTTGTGAAGTCGATCAACGTCTTCAATACGATTACGGCCACGTATCCTGATAACTCGATTCAGGTACCTGACTATACGCTTGGCGGATCACTCGCACGCGGTGGCACTCCTCCGGCCAATGCTGCTTACGCCAAGGTGACGATCATCGTTGATACCGTAGGAACGGTCACGCCAGCAGCAAGCATTGACGTCAACGAAGTTCGCGGCATTCGTGCTACGCAAGAACTTATTATCAACGATTCATACGATCCGACAAACTATGCGCCTGCGTATATCAATAACTCCTATGGCGTTCTGACAATCGCACCTGGTCTTGATGCCTCAGGGCAGCAGCCACAGATCACGCTGACGAACGGCACTGGTATCTCGCTTGGTAATGGGATTCAGCCAACCGCAGGTGGGGCAGTAAAGGTTCAAGGATCAATAGGAATGGGTGGTCAATTTTACGGATCAACAGCGCTAACTGGACCATCATTCCAACTCGCTGGCACAACCGGCGCTGCGTGGGTATTCTCTAATGCAAGCGGTGCTGCTGATGTGCTTGCAACAAACTCCACAACACGTGCCGGAATTCTCGTTACTAAGTCAACAGCAGGACAGCCGTCAACGGTTGTTAATGGCACTGGTACAACCGATGCATTCGCGGATGCTCTTCGTAATGGTGGACTTGCATCTGACAATACGAATGGAAGGTTTTATGTCTACAACGGTTCCGCATGGAAATACGCTGCACTCACAACACCATCAGACTCACGGTTGAAGGAAGAGATTACGAGCATCAGTGGCGCGCTAGATACGCTACGCCAATTGGTTCCAGTGGCCTTCAGGTGGAAGCGTCCAGAGGCGCATCCACGAACCGATGCAGTCGCTGACGATGGGAAGCGACTCGGCTTCATCGCTGATCAGGTTGCCACGACTGACCTCAAGCACTGGGTTGAGGATATGGGCGTAGGAGAGATCGAGCATGATCTTGTTGAGGATACGGATGGCAGAGTACTCGCTGTCAACATTCCGCAGAACGAGATGGAGGCGCTCGTAGTACAGGCCCTGCTCGACATTGACACGCGGCTCAAGGCGCTGGAGTCACGATGACGCCACGACAGATTGACCAACTGATCGAGCGCCTAGACGCGCACTCTCTTAAGTTAGATCAAGTGCGCTCTGACGTAGACAAGCTCAAAGGAGGATTGGTGGCGATCGCCGCGCTGTTGTTTAGCGTGTTGGTACCACTACTCGCGTCACTGCTCTCCAAGTGAAGCGCG